GGTTGGTCTCCATAACTTAATACTAAAGCTTGGTCAGGGTAGCGTTTTGTTGTTTTACTTGGGAACCAAAACTGTAATTCACCTTTTAAGGGAAAATTAATTAACCGTCCTCTCTTAAAAACTTCATTATCATATTGCTGTAAAAGAGGGAATATCTTATGCGTTAGACCAAAAGGTTTAGCATCTTGAAAATTATCGGTACTTGATAGCTGGAAAATTCGCCCTTGATTGCTTACAAAATAATGGTCATTGTCGCCTTTAGCTTGAACTAAATATTTACTTAAACACCCTAACTCACTGTTTAAAACTTCAAAAGAAAAATGAGGTTGAGGATAAGCCGTACCAGGTGGATTAATTCCCTGCACTACTACGATTTGATTATCACAATAAACAATTAAATTTTTGTTTGATAAGACCTTTAAAGCTACACTAGGTCTAACTACGGGCATATCAACAAAAAAAGCAATATCAAACTCTAACGGGTCATTAGAAGAAAAATCTGATATATCCCCGATTTTAGAGACATACAGCCTGCGTGGGTTAAAAGCATCTCCACCTAGCCATATTCTGTTGGCGTGAAATGCTGCAATGGAGGGGAACCCTACCGTACTAGCGGCTGGATTCGCTGCTGTGGCATAAGGGCTTTCGTCTAAATTCCCAGAAGCATTATTATCATTAGTATAAACAGGCGGCCATGCAACTGTAGTTACTGTTTTTTTATAAATATATCTTGGTGCATTTGCTCCATCAACTAAAAAATAACCACCGTTAGCTTCTACTCCAATCGGCTCACCAATGCTATGTAGTCCAGTTCCGATTAATTCATAAGCCCCAGATACAGGATTAATTAAATAAATATTCGGATAACTAACCCCAATGATTGAATAATTCAGATCATCATCAGTGTATACATCCACATAATCCCAACTAATATGGCTAGGGAAAGAAAACTCAAAAAGATTCTCAAAGCCATTAATCTTTTGTAACCCTGTTTGTGTAACAATTTCAAAATTATAAGCCCTTGGAGTTTCGTTTAAAGGTAAAGCAATTTCAGCATCACGGAGATTTAAACCACCGCTAAAATCATTTATTAGTAGGGTTTGCGTGGCTTCTACCAATTCCTATCCCTTGATCTAACTCTAAATTTTCTGCGACCTTTAACTTTTAAATTAAATTTGTTTTTGATGATTGCCTTATTTAATGCCTCTTTTGCATCCATGTCTAAAAGCTGCCTCCATTCAGGATCGCCCTTGGTTTTTCTTAACCATGCATGAGTCGCTAAAACTAAAGCCCTTTGAAAGCTAGTAGGGAAAATAATGTTACCCGATATATTGCTCGCTGTAATTCTAAGCATTTCATAATTGTAAAAAGCTTGAACAGTATAAGCCGCATCAGGAACAGGAACTAAATTAACTACTCCCTCATCAATGTAATAATAAAGCGGTCTGCCTTGATTTGTATTAATAAATTCTAACTCTTTACCCTCTGTTTTAGACCGAGGTAAAATCTCAGAATAGTTCTCTCCTGTTTCTACCAGAACTAACTTAGTGATTAATTGAGGATCCCAGCCTCCCACTGGAGCCGTTAAAATACCATTACCTAATGTAGTTGTTAAATTTTCTACAGGATTATAAAAATCATAGTCAGAAGAAGATTCTAAAACCCACTGTACCGCTTGGTTTACTGCTTGAATACCTTTTAAAGCATTGCCACTCGTTGCAGTTGTTGCTTCAATTAAAGGGATTGGAGAATCAGCCTCCAACCCCCTAGCATCATTTAATAAATTAAGATACGTTATTGGCAGTTTTTTGCTCCTCTTCAAATTGATTTGAAATCATTTGTTGCAATTCTCCACGATCCTTATTCTGCTTTTTTGCTTTTTGAGTAGCTGGCATTGCATCTCTAACCGTTTGAGCTTTTTTACCATCGTAATAACTCTTAAGTAATACTTTTAAACCTAGAGATTCAGTTTCTTCTAATGTCTCAGCTTCAATCGCCTCTCTTTCTTTGATAGCTCCCATTAACTGCTCATACTCTTGCTGAGTTAAAACATACTCCCCGCCATCAGAAGATAATTTTCTGCGTCTTAAAGCATTTTCAAATTCACCCATTTTCATTAATTCTTTGATTAACCATAATGGGAAGTGCCAATTTTTTTGAGAACCCCAGTTTTGAATCATAATGTCAGCAATATCAGGCTCATACCATATCACCTGATCTGATTGAGTTAAGTTTAATTGGTAAAACTCTAGTAGCCTCTTAAATGCTTGATGCATTGGCATATAATCTACTTCATCCCCATTTCTTTCGATAAGGTTAAAGTAGCGATTTGATGGAACTCTCCATACTGGATTAACCATCCAGTTTTTATCTTTTAAGTTTGGGACGCCCCTATAAACAATTTCTCTAAATTCAGGGGAACTTGCAATAAAATTACATTCGTCTCCAAAACCTAAACGTAATGGAGTTTTATACTCTCCATCTTGAACTAAAACCTTTTCCAATAAACCTGTTGCGGGATGCGGTTTATTGTAAAAACGTTTCATATCCCCATCATACTCTAAAGCTCCAGCTAATACTAAAAATGGCATATCTTCTCCTTACTTGTCTTTAATGCTATTGTTATATTGTTGAGCAAGAAAAGAGAGGGGGAACCCTCTCTCTTTTTTATTAGATAGCCACTAAGTTATTTCTGTAGCCTAAAGTCCATGGAGCTTTGACGCATTCTGTAAAAGTAGTACCGTATTTTTGTTTGATTCCATCACCATCTTCAAACGGAGTACCAACTTTTTCAAACATTCTCATAACATTGATGATTACGTTATCGTTCATTAGAGGAATGTAAATTACTTCATTGTCTCCGATACCATCCGAAACGAGAGCATTTAATTTACAGCCATTAACAAGCATGTGGTAAGCCTGCGATGAACCTAAACCACCATCAGCATTTTGTGCGTTTTCTCTTTGGAAACGAACTTGAGATTGTAAAGCAGATAAGCCATTCTCTGATACATACATATCAATTTCAGTTAGATCAGTTGGTCTAGTGAATACTTTAGGACCTTGTAATGCTCCACGATCTCTGAGAGCGATTACGTCAGCTTCTACAGTAGCCTCAGTTAAGCTCGCACTACCGCCAGTAACCGTGTACCCACCACCGTTCTCAATGTAGAATTTCACGCCACCTGCTTGAGCACCAGTACCAGCAGTTCTAGTAAAGCCATCTGCTGTTAATGGGTTTGAACCCTCTAAGCGAATATCCTTAAGTGCTTTTCTTTCAAGCATACGGATTATAGTAGGAAGTAAATTTTCTTCTTGGTTGCTAAAATCCAACTCGTTGATACCAGCATAATTGAATTTACCATTTGCTACTGGACCAGCGATTTGAATATCGTGGAAGAAATTAGAATAGAAATTGTAGTCAGAGCCTGCTAATGCTACATCATTATTTGCCCCAAAGCCATCACCAATCTCACCTGATCTATCTGTGAATAATTGCGTCCCAGAAGCTAAAGTTGTCGGGTCAGAATAACCACTTAAAAGCTGAACAGTTAAACTTGTGAATGTCCCATTCGCTCCAGTGATTAACCACTTTGCACTACCAGATTGATTAACTAATCTTGTTACCCCTGGCTTAATTTCAGTGTCAAAAGGGTTAGCTCTTGTCGGTGCGTTTACTGTTATAGTTGTAGCACCTGCTGAATAACTACCAGATAAAGTTAATACACCCCTTGAAATCGCTTGTTGAAACCATTGAACTTTAGAACCCATTTTGCTCACAGTTCTCATGTGCTTCATCAAGAAAGGTGCTCTAACTCCAGAGGTTTTAATGATGTCCGATTGGACATCTTCCATATACGTTCTTGCATCGTTAATTGAAAGAACACTGTTAATTGGGTTTACCATTTGTAAAATATCTCCTTAGACTTGCCCCTTCCTTCAGGGGTACATCTAAAGTATATTTCCGTTTTATTTATTCAAATTTAGCCCCATCTCTCTAGCTTTAACTGCCATCTGGTAGGTTAATTTTCCTTCTTGCCTTGCTCTAGCGTATTCTTTTTGGAAATTTATTCTCTCTGCCGCATTAAGGCTTGAAGGTTTAACTGCCGTACCGATTGCTCCAGCTTTGGTTTCCTGTGGAGTACCGCCTTTCTCAAATTTCTTTAAAACAGATACAAACTTTTTAGCATGTTCTTTTCCTATACGCTCTACATCTTTTGGCGTTAAAATTTTGCCTGCCGCTTCTGCTTGTATCCGAGTTTTTAAAATTGCAAGCTGTAAAGACTCCTCTGCGTAATTAACTAAAAAATCTTTGTTTGGGTTATCCTCTCCGCAAACTTTGTTAATTGAAACATCTACTCCGTCTAAATAAGAATCAATCACTGCCGCACAAGCATTATAATTTGCTTCTAGCATTTTTTCTTGTTTAACCATTTGATCTCTTTGATCTAAAAGTTTCTGCATTTCCGCTAAAGTCGCTGGTTTTTCTGTAGGCTTCTCTTCTTGTTGTGCAGGTTTTTGTTTTTCTGCTTTTAATGCTTCAATTTCTGCGTATAAATCTTTTACTGCATTTGGCAATACATTGTCTTCTTGCTTTGCTTGTGGCTCATCTTCCGTGAGCCAGCTTTCAATCCCTTGAGGTTCTTCTGTTGCGGTTTCTTCTGTTGTTACCTCTGTTCCGTCAAGGATTTGGTCTTCTGTTACATTTAATTCATCAGTCATCTTGTCTTACTCCTATCTACTCTTCTTTTGAATTTGTCAATCTATAAACTATTTTTGACACTTTCCCTATCCCGTAAGCTTCTTTTGCCGCCTCTTCCAGTGTCAGGTTTAACACTTTAGGCGTAATTGTTGCTTGAGAATCAATATAATCTAAAATAAACTGCCATTCACTTGGGTGTGCTGTTTTAACTTTTTCGATGGCTCTATCCAATAAAGCATCAAATTGATTGCTTCTACTTTTAATAAACTTTTGTACTTTACCTTGCATAACTTATCTAAACTTTGGTGGTTGAGCTCCAGGATTTTGAGCATATTTTAATTGCAGTTCTTGCTCAAATTCCGCCTGCTGTTGTCTAGCCGCTTCATCTCTTCTTTTCTCTGCTTCATCTTTTTTAAGTTTGCTTAGTGGGATTGATAAAGTTCTAGCAAAATATTCTACCACCGAACTCATATCATACTCTGCTAATACCTCTGGTGCTGCCTGCAAGAAACCAACAAATTCTTTTAAATTTTGTCTTGCGTATTCTTTACTTAAAGTCGTTTTGGAGCCAGTGATTTGAACATCCGACTCTTTAATTGGATAAACTAATAAATCATAATATAAGCCTAATGATGGCTCTGGGATTTCTTGAACATTTTTGTTAATTTCTTTTTGCTTGCGTTCAATCTCTTTTTGTTTCAACTTAACATCATTTAAAGCTTGATCCCGTTGAGCCTTTTCATTTTGCTCATGTTGCATTTTAAGTTGTTCAATCTCTGCTGCATTTGGAGTTTGCTCTAAAGTTTCAGGATTTATTGTAACATCTGGTGGTACAAAATCTTTAGGCAGGGAAGCTGCAAATTGCTGAAGTTGCTCAATCTCCCCAAATAAACCTTCTATTGTATCTATAATTTCAGAGTTCTTATCAAGTTCGTTTTGGTTCTCTTCATAAAACTGCTCATACATTTCTTCTATGCCTGAATAGTTTAATAAACGCTCAAACAATGGGTTTTCAAGCAATATCGCTTCACGCATTGCAGAATCGTCAATCCCTTCTATTTGTTCTCTTAAAAACTGTTGGGTTAAAATAATTCGGTTACTTACAGAAGGTTGTAAAACTTCTTCGTCAAATTGGTTAGAGGCATCAACTATATTTAGCTGCCCGCTTGATACAACTTCTTTAATCTCACTTGCAGAAGTCCGAGAGGAAGTGACCCCTGACATTTGAGCTTTACTTAAGCCTGAACTTTGCTCAACAATGTTAGTTACTACCTGCGTTAAAGCACCATATTGAGAAACCACTTGGTTATATTCAGGTGGAACTAAAGCCTTAACATCAAAGCCTTCATATATTGCCCCTGGCTCAAATGCTGGGGCTTCGGTCTTGTTATCATAGTCATAATCTTGGTTACGAAGGAGGTTTAATGGTGGGTCGCACAATAAACCAACAACCCTAGATGTTCCTGAAATTAATTGATTTAACAATAGTTGGTGGGATAAGAAAGGTCTAATAAACCCTTGATGGTAAAATACTCCAGGTAAAGTTGTCCCTGCCGCTGCTAAGCATATCCCATGGTCATGTGGACTTACATCTTGATACGCTGCTAAAATAACCAAGTTGTCTTTAAACCCGAAAGCTTCTAGATCTGTTCCCTCTACTGTTTCTGGTGCTTGTATTGCAGTAACATAAACACCTTTAGCAGTAATTGGGTTTTTGCGATCTTGTTTATCTTCTAAATAAACACTTGGTAAAAATATATCATAGCAGCGAACTTGACCATAAGGTGCTTGAGCCGCTACATCAGTTAAACGGTTAGTTGAGCCAATAAATTCATTATCACCTAAATCATTGTAATTTAACACAGGCTTAATTGCCTCTATTAATTCAGGGTTTAAATCTTCCCTGTTTAATAAATCGCTGTAATTAATATCGTATTCAAGAATTAAGTTTGATTCTCTCCAGTTATCCGTCATTGGATAAATGCTAAATCTTCCGATACCTGGAGTTTTTATATTAACAATATTTTCTGATGGGTCATAATAATGGACAATACCAGTATTGCCATAGGCTACTAGCTCAGCTATTGCTGCAGAATATTTCTTTTTAAAATTAAATCTTTGGTTTTCAGTTTTAATAATATTTATCCAAGCTTGATTAACTTCAGGTAAAAACTTTTTTAACCCCATCTTGTAAAATTGAGAGCTAAAATTCCTGTTAATATCTACATAATCCCCGCTTGTTGGGAAGCACGCATTCTTAATATTGTTTACCCAAGTCCTATAAATGCGATAAAGAATAGGGTCTTTTAATGTCGAAAATTCGTCAATATCTTCTTCTTCAACAACTCGTTCAATTAAGTTATCATTGTTAAGCCTTTGATAAATTACACTATTGCGATCTGATAAATCGACATCTTCATCTTGCAAGATAACCTTATCTATAATTGCTCTTGCATTGTAAAAATCGTTATTATTTTTTACTGAATTAATTAAGGTGTTAATATGACTAGAAAAAGCTTCTAGCTGACTGTCAGATATTTCGTTTATATCAAGCTTATTCACACTTTCTGATTAGCTGCCATAACTACATTAATATTAGTAAAATGCGTTGCTGTTCCTGCTACTACATATTTTACACGAATAAATTTATTTAAGTTGCTATCTTTTGAATTTAATTTTTGTTGGAGCGTTGCATTTGGGGAGCTTGTTCCTGCTACCACTTGGGTAAATGCTGTTACTACGCTGCCCGCTGGTGTGGTTAAAGATACTGTCCTAACTCTTTCTGCATTAGCTGGATCCCCATTGGCATCTATCGTATCAAATTCCTCTATAGATACGTCTAATGTGCTAACTGTGCCTGTTGTTGATGGCATTAAAAGGAAAAACGAAATATCTCGCAGGTCTCTTGTTGAGAACCCACGAGAATAAAACGTCCCTGTCGTACTAGGGCTTACGCCATTTATTAGAGCAGTAGTTATATCAGCCATTTTTAGTTAGTTGATGCAGTTGTTGTATCTTTTTTAGAGATTACATAATCAACGTGAAGAATTAATGCACCTGCGGTTAATGCCTCAACTGCCACAGTCATTATAAGATTACGAGTTGCAGTAGTTTTTGTTGGGAATGAACCTGGTGTCTGTGGAGCAATCGCTGCTGCCTTCCCTGCATCCCATGGGTTAGCACCGTTAGAAATTGCAATCGCCGCTTTAATACCTGTAGCTGAGTCAGTCTCATAACCAAGCCCTATAGTTGCTGCATCTGTTCCAGAAGTATAAGTTGTTAAAACTTCATACCACGCATTAACAACATAAGCATTTGCTGGTAATTGTCCGCCTCTTAGCTTAATTGTTCCAATCGCTCCGCCATCTGTAGCAAAATCATGTTGAACAGCGATAGAGCCTTTAAGCGTTGATGTAACGCCATTGTAAGAAGCGATAATATCGCCTGTATTAGCATTTGCCCCAACCGCCACAAGATCAGTTCTCCCGTTCGTTGCTGTTGCGATAGTGCTTTCTGTTGAACTAGTAGCAACATCTACCGCATCGGTAATATTTGCTGCTCTAACGCCAACAATGTTTAAATTCGTCCTTGCCATGTTTTAAAATCTCCTTAGGGGTAAGTTACACCTTAAGTATATTTCTATTTTAATAACGCAAAAATTTACGCTTAGGTTTGGATTTTCGAGCAATAATGTTATTTTTCAATAAAGGGAACACGTTAATAAAAGCATACCCAAGAGCGTCCATTAAGTGATCATAAAACCCATCTTTCTTCGGCTCTTCTTTAATATGATAAGCCCCTTCTTTCGGCATATCATAAACCCAACCTGTTTCAAAAGTTTCAACAAATAACCCATTGCGTTGATCTCCATTTTTAGAAATAAACATTCCCCCCGCAGGATTAACGATCACTCCCATAGCATCACCGATTCTGCGGGACATTTTATTTCGTATTGCTATAGCTCTATCTGATGGAGCAGATTTTATTCCGTGGACTTTACGTTTAAAAAACTTTTCTAATATCTTAAACGCAGGCGGGGCAGTACCTTGGCTATTAGTTGATTTCCCCGCTGGGTCTGCATGTAAAACATATTCGGCATTGGGGAAATGTTTAGCAATATATTCAGCGATTAAAGCCATGAAATTCTCTAACTCCATATCTTCCGCTAAAATTCCATCATGCAAAATGCAGCGGTTTAAAGAATCCTTCTGTAAAAATACAACTGCCGGATAATGTGAGCCAAAATCAATACCAACATGTAAAGGTGAATCTTCATCAAATGGGTAATCCTTATACGGCTCGCAATGAACTTCTCTAGAAAATTCGGGGATTACAGGCTTACCAACAGGGACAGTAAATTTAAGTTCATATTCTTGGTCCCAAGTATACGTATCCACCCCTGAAGCTCCAGGTATTGGCTCACCGTTAGGATAAGCACCATAACGTTCAGCGTGATACCATTCATCGCTACGCTTAAACGGATTAGCGGTATAATGAAGCTGTAGTACAGTTTGGTTATATTCATTACGATATTTAGCTAACCCCGTCATCAGTTTTTCAATTTGTGCATTTTTAGCAATTTTAGTTACTAACTCCTGGAATTTAGTACCAAAGCGGGGAGTTGATACTAAAGCTGCCCTCCCCCCTCCCTCTAAAGCAGGCTTTAAAGCTTTTAAGTTTTGATCTACATTCTGCTGGAAAGCTAACTCATCATAAAAAGCATTAGTAATTGTTAAACCCCTACACTTATCTGAACCTGATGGTAATGCTGTAATCGTTGAACCGATTACGGGATTTCGCATTTCAGCGACTCTAATCTCTTTCCCCTCCGTTAATTTAGGATAAGGGAAACGAAAATCCAGCTTATCATATACCGCTTTACATCTTGTAGCAATAACCTTTTTAGCTCGATCTTCATTTATTGAAACAATTACATTTTCAGAATAAGGAACAAATAAAAGCTGATGCACCATTAACGTACTAAAAATATGCGTTGCCATCATACGCCTTGTTTTATTAACAACAATAACTTTATTCTTAAAATATTCATCAATTAAATGCTTAATATAAGCATAAGGTGGGAAACGCTTTAAAGGACTACCTCTATCCGATTCATCAATCGTAAAAACCTGTTCGACCATCCAAAGAAAAGGATCATTCGCCCATTGAGCCATTTTTAAAGTAATGAACTCTGGAGTAAAATCTTCATCAATGTACAATCTATCTAGAATCATTCCAGTAATTTTGGCGGTTGATATTTCGCCTCAAGTAATTTTTCTGCTTCTGCACTTGGTAATTGGTTTCTTTGAGACATTTCTATAATAATTTTATATGCTTCGTCTTGCCCGCCTTTAACCTCTTTTTTAGGGGTTAATTGTTCTGTTGCTTCACCGTACATCTTCATTATTTTTAAACTTTCCTTGAAAATAGTCTCGTGCGAAATCCCATAAGCCTCTGGGTCATCAATATACTTGCCTATCTTCTGCTGCAATTCTTCTACCGTTTGGGCAAGTTTGGGAATTAATTGTGTATACTTTTCTTTAACTTCTTTATTTTCTGCCATAAGCTCCTCAAATATTTCAGACTCGGTTTTACGTAAAGACTTATCCCTTAAACCCTTAATTAATTCTTGCACTGGTTTGGAACAAGAAATACTTTTTACAGTACTTTCAGGAATGTTTAACCTTGTAGCTACCGTCTTATACCCATAACCTTGTGCTAATGCCTTAACTGCTTTTTCGTAAACTTCCTTCCCTAATTCATCGTGCATTTGGGCTTCGGTTTTTAAAGATTCCTCTCTCTGTTTATTTGCTTCCCTAAACTTGCGAAGATAGGCTTTTTCCCCAATCTTAAAGCGTTCAGCAAACCCATAACGGTGCATTATGTTTAATAAAACAGCTCTGGTCTTTAGACGGTGCCCCTTCTCTCCTAGCTTTTCCCCGTAAATTCGCATCGCAATATCACCAGTCGGCTTAATTTTAGGGCTTCGGTTTGGGTCTTGACGAAAAGCAATAAATATTTGCCAAAAATCCTGAATCAATTTATGGCTTAAATGCTCCGTATCAAATATTGGTAATGTTTCGGGTAATGGTTCAATTCGTTTTACCATGTTTTCCACCCCGTAGAATTGGCTACAATGTTTATGCTCGCATGAGAACCACTTAAATTATAACTTGCACTGCCATTAATTGTCTGTGAACTAAATGGGTCTAAAACAACTGTATGGACTGAACCATCCTTCATAACAATATAAGTCTGCCCCTGCTTCACTGTGCCAATGTCAGGTAAATTCAACGTCCTATTCCCCGTAAGATTGTAAAATTCAATAAAATGATCCTGATTTACCACTATAGTGTAATTAGTATTATCAACTCTACGGTAAATATAACGCCCAAGCCTATGCTCCGTGTTCTTTTCAGAAGCTTTATTAAGATCACCCTTATCTAAATCGTAAAAATTATTAAATCCCATGGGCTTTATCGTAACTCACTTTTTTCTATTTCAGTTTTCTCCGTTTTCCCCATCAAATGCCTAAGTGTTGTCATTAAAACATTATTCTGCATTTGCATTTCTATCGAAAGCTTAAAAACTACATCTCGTACGTCTAATTTTGCTAGTTCGGGGTTAGATGGAGTATATTTGCTCAGTTTTTCATTTAAGTTCTGTAACTCGCTAATGCAAAAAGGAATTACCCAAGCTTCTTCATCTTCTTTAAGAGACCTGCGGAATACTTCGCTTAATTCTTCAATCTCTTGCTCCCAAGAATCTTGCTCCTTTGCATTCATATCATCTTCTATCGTCTTTAAAGCAGTGCCAAATATAGAAGCCATGCGAGTTAATCCTTCACGGATCTCAACTATATTACTAGCCATAATATCAGAACGATTACTTGAATCAGTACCGTGTGTTCTTAAACGCCAATAAATCTTATCAAACTCTTTTCTTAAAAATTCTACTTGTTTAAATCTCATTATTTTTCCTCCAATCCTTCAACCTTCTCCAACAACTTCTTAAGCAAATACTCCCAAGTAACCCCTTTAGTCTTACCAAGTTTTACCACCAACTCTTGATAAAACTCTTCACCTACCGAAATTAAATGCTTTTTTCTAGGCTTCACTAATCGACAATATATCACGATATATAAAAATATACCACCGCTAATTTAAATATACCTCGGCCGAACTTTATACCTTTAGCTCTCACTAGCCTGCGTTGAAAACTCTAGTCTCTCGGTTCAATAAGGGGGTGGACAACTTGTCCCCATCCTTTCGGTTTAATCACATCGATTTCTATGTGTTTATTCATTGCCTGTTCAAATTGCCTTAAAACGATTTATTTTTATCTTTGGGATGATTGTGGCTTTAATGGGGTTTTCGTTTAACCTTGACGATTTCCACGGGGTTTCGTGAAGCTTTTGATTGGTTTATTACATTGTTGAATTTTGAATTTTTTTATGAGTAGAGAGAGGGGATGCAGTGATAATTTTAAGGGGTGGCATGGGGTAAAGGATGTTACCTGTAAATACTTTTCTGCTTTTATTACTCCAGAATTACCCTTGCACAGCACAGTATTCAAGATAATGCTATATTATCTTAAATAAGAATGTGATTGTAGAGCCATTTCTGTATATTATTAAAGATAATATACAGAAAGTAAGGGGGTAGGATACTGGGATGGGGAGGTATCTTATTGATGATTGATTTCTTATATATTTTTGACTATTGAAAAGTTGAGTTACTTAACACATTAACACAACCTTTCAGTTCTCTTTAATCCTTATTGAGAATGAGAGTCATTTGCAATAAGGGGTTATAAGTAAAACTAATAAGAATTATAAGTAAGGGTTATAAGTAACAAATAAAGCCTAACTTTGCTTATCGGCAAACACATTTAGTTATTTAAAGTTAATATTACTTATCGGCATAATTAAATGGATAGATCTAATAACTTTGCTTATCGGCATAACTAAGTAGGTAATAAATCTAATAATTTTACTTATCGGCGTAGCGATTAAAAGTAAGCAAGGCTAATAAAGCTACCTTTTAATCTATTCTCTTGTGGCACAAGACAATAGAAAATTAAAAATATTTAATACACGACAACAAAAAGGCATAATCTCTTAAAACC